CGCCCGCGCAGCCTCCACCTCAGTACGGTGCTGCTGCTCCACCGCGTCCGAGATCCGCTGCGTCGCCTGCTGCGTCGCTGTCGCAGCGTCCGCACGCGCCCGAGACAGGGAAATCTCCGCCGACTCCACCGACTCCGCCGCAGCACGCTGCCGCTTCGCGAAGTCCGCCGCATCCTTCCCCGCAGACGCCTCGGCCTTCCCCATGGCCTCGATCGCGTCCGTCACACCCAGCGTGCCGATCGCGAAAGTCCCGAGAATCCCACCACCAACCGCCAACCCGGCAGGGATCAGCGCGATCGCCCCCGCCGCGGTGATGGCCGTGTTGGCCAGACCAATCAGGCCAGCGGAGGCCAAGCTCGCGAACCCGCCGATCAACGCGATCCCCGCACCGACGGCGACAACGGCACCGATCGGACCAGCCGCGGACGACGCGGACCCGGCGATCTGCCCGAACCCAGCGGCACCCTTGGCGCCCATCCCCCCCAGCAACGCGCCGACAGAGGCGACACCATCGCCGAGTGAGCTGATGCCCTCTACAGCGTCCCGAATGTTGCCGGCGTCGAACAGATCCGAGTCTCGCTGGGACTTGTTGCTCCGCGCGCCGAGCAGCTTCGCCTCAGCGTTACGGACGTCGTTCACCGCCGCCGCAGCAGCCCGGCGAGCCTGGGACACCTTCAACTCAGCCTGCGCCACCTGCGAGGCCTTGACGGTCTCCTTCGACCGAGTCTCTTCGAGCTGCTTCTCCGCGACGTCGACCCGGCGGGCGGCGTCTTCCGACTGAGCCCGCGACGCCGTCAGTCCCTGCTCCGCCGCCTGGATGTCCTTGACGGCTTTCGCGACCGCGGCCTGCGCGTTCCGGACCCGAACGTCAACGTCGATCGCAGGAGACTTCCGGGACAACTGGGTGATATCCCGGACTGCCTGGGCTGTGTCAGCCCCCACCACCACCTGGGGGTGGTAGCCCCGGAGTTCCCGTTCCAGGTCGCGGTGGAAGCCCTTCATCGACGGGACCAGGTCGAGAGTTGCGGTGCCCGCGGTGTAGGTCGACATCGAGATTCACCGCCTGTCCCTCGTGTTCGCGCAGGGTGCGCTCGAACTGGTCCTGGTCCACGAACTTGATCGCAGCCTCGAGCTGCCTGAAGGACTCGCGGGTGTTACGGGCGATCGCCTCATCACGCGCGCTGCGCGGAATCGGGAGTGCCTTGACGCGTGGCCGGCCCTTCTGGTGCGCGAGGTAGTGGTGCGACGCCTGGTTCTGCTCCACCAAAGTCCGAAGAAGACTAACCTCCGGCGTTTCCTCGATGAACGGCGGCGGCAGCGGAGCCGACTCCTCACCCTCGGATTCGAGGTACAGGTCAACGTCGGTGATCATCGCCTCGTACAGAAACGACGTCCGCAGCCGCCGCAGCTTCTCCACACAGTTGAGGAGGGTTTCCCACGACTCCGCGCCGGCCTCGAACATCGACAGCCGGTAGGAGGTTCGGGATGCGAGGTCGAATTCGATTTCGTCGCCGTACCGGTCGAGGAACCAGGCGAGCCTAGCTTTCCGGCTTCTCGTCGACGTCGCGGCTTCGAAAGTACTCCTTGATCTCATCCAGAAGATCACCGAGCTCGCGAGACTTCAGCTTCCCCAGCACCTTCCACCCGCGGGAGAAGTCGTCCCGGAGCATGTGCTGGACGGTGAGCTTCAGGGAGTTGGTGCGCTGCACCTCCTCGACGGCGTCCGCGGTGATGTCGCGGGGGTCGTGGAACAGCAACGGACCGTTCTCGTCGTCGCCGATGTCCAGCGGGAACGGTTCGACGGTGGATTCGGCCTTGAGGAAGTCGCCGAGCTTGCGCATGAGGTTCTCCTGGGTTCCGGGTTGAGCGGTGGGCCCCTCCCCCTGGAGGGGCCCACCGGGGTTACTTGCTGGTGTTGACGTCGGTGCCCGGCGCAGGCTTCGACGCGTCAGTACCCGCGGCCTTCTTCGGGGCGGGCTTCTTCGCCGGCTTGTCCGGCTCCGTCCAGCCCTCCGCCCGCAGCCGCGCCGCGTCCGACGCGCTACCCACCACGATGGTGTTACCCGACTCCGGTGAGACGAGCTCCTGTCTGAAGTTGTTGTCCGACATCGGACGTCCCTTCCGTTCCGGGTGAACAGGTCAGCCGGTGAGGTGCCACCCGGAACAGAAGCACCCCACCGGCTGACGTTCAGGACTCGACGGTGTAGCCCATGTCCTCGGCGTAGGCCAGGGCGCCGGGTCCGAAGATGAAGTTCGTGCCGAGGGTTCCGGTCACGTCATCCGGGACCGCGGTGAGGGTCACCTGTCGGGTGGTGGGGTCGTCACCGTTGGACTGCACCAGGTCGCCGGTTTCACCGACGATGGCCTTGTGGTAGGCGGTGGCCAGGTAGATCAGGTTGTCGCCGGAGCCGTCCGCGACGAGTTCGAGGACTCGCCAGTACATGACGTTCGGACGGTCCGGGATGTCGTACTTCAGCTCGCCGGCTGCGGACATCTCCACGCCCGACAGGTCGACACCTTCGTGAAGTTCACGTCCTGGCGGAGGGCGCTGGTCGCTCCCCATCCGCGGATCGCCGACAGGGTGCGGTTCTGGGACTTCGTGGAGCCGTCTTCCGACAGCCAGCCGCACGACTCGTAGGTGGACGGGAGCTCGATCTGGCCGCTGGTCGCCACCAGGGTGGTGATCAGCGGCGCGGTGCCGTACTTCCCGACGGCCGCGAGCCCTTTGACGCCCTTACGGATCAGCTGCGCCTTGCGGTCCGCGATGGACTCGAACGTTGCGGGGGCCATGCTGTTACTCCCTTACGTGTTTCTGGACACCACGGCCCAGTTGCTGATGTCCCTGCGCGCGTCGTCCTGCTCGTAGGGCACTTCGTTCGGCAGCAGACTGGGTTCGATCCGGTCGAAGAAACCGGCCGGGGTGTCTGCGCCTTCGGGGCAAGCGAGCACGGCCCGCACTGCTTGGTTGAGCTGTTTCGCTGCCGCGCGGGACGCGGCGAACGTCTCCACTTCGATGACCTCGGTCTGCTGCCATCCCTGGCTGTTGGCGGCGCCGTCGATGCGGCGGATCACAGCGAAGGGGACGTGCGCGTCGTACAGGTCCTTGTTGTTGATGTCGAACTCAGGGGTACGGAAGAAGATCCGCTCCACCCCGGGCGTGGCCAGCTGAGGGACGGTTTCGAGGAGCGCCGCGACGCCTTCCTCGCCGTCGGGGAAGCTCACCGCTCCACCATCGCCCGCGTCATCGGGCGGGTGGCCCTGCGCCGCTTGTTGCCGAACTGCGCCACCACGGCAGTGCCGTCGAACGCGATCCGAGCCCCCATGCGGTCACGTTTCCCGCCGGCGCGGTTCATCATCTCCACCCGTCCGGTAGCCGCGGTGTGCCCGGTGTCTTTCGGCATGAGCGCCTTCATTCGGGGCAGCTTCCGCCGGGCCGCGGTATACAGCGCCCGGCGGAGTGTTGCGTCGGTGAGGAGGAATCTCGCGGCTTCTCTGCTGTTCTTCCGGTACTGCACTTACCCCACCACCCTCCGCAGACGCTGCTCGTACCCCTGCGTCTCCCCGCTGAGGTCTCGCCACACCGACGCTTCCCCTTCGCACTGCCACCTGAGGCCACGGACCTCGATGTAGTCCGTCGCCTGCGGGACCGGCGCCCCTGGCGGGGCGAACAGCGACGCAGACGTGATCGTCTGGCTGCGGTCGCCGGTCTCTTCGGTGGAGGACCGTGTGTTGGCCGCTCCTGCGGGGACGAACACGCAGTTCGCGATCGACGCGACCGTGGTGAACTGGATGTCCTGATCCCGCCCGACCCGTTTCGCGCGTTGGATCTTCGCGGTTTCCGCGCCGTCCTCGATCATCCCGGCCAGAGCTCCGCCTCTTCAGCGTCCACGAACGGGATCCGCATGACACTGCCCGGGTAGTTGTCCGAGAAGTAGAGCGTGTCCGCGCCGATCATGTCCGGGCGGACGATCGGCACCGACTGCAACCCACCGCGGCCGGCCTTGCGGTACGGGGAGAGGCTGGCCTTCTCCTCATCGGACAGGGCCAGCCCCACCGCCGCTGCCGGCGACATGGACTCCGCGAGAGGCCCTACGTTGCGGGACAACAAGCCCTTCGGGTTGTTGAACTTCCGCGCGGCGACCTCGTAGATCACCGTCTGCGCCACCCGAGGGAGAGCGGCCGCGGTGACCCAGTCCTCGTCGCGGTTCGCGTACGACACCACCAGGGACTCCGCGGACTCCAACGCGTATTCCGCCCGGCGCATGTCGGCGGTGTTGTCCTGGAAGGTGCGACCGAGACTGTCGCCGAACACATTGATGTCAACCAGCACCGGTCGCACCCCCTCGTCAGGACTCGTCGAGCGTGCCCTTGATGGCCCGCTTCACCGTCTTGCCACCCGACCGGGACAGGTCGGTGATCGCGTAGTCGGTGATCGTCGTCGAACCGGTGTAGACGTTCACGATCGACCGGTCACGGGAGAAGTCCGCGTCGTAGTCCATGATCCACCGCATCGCGAGGCCCTGGTACGACTGCGAGCTCCCGAACGACGCACCCCGCGGGACCTTCGGGGCGTACATCGCGAACGCGAACGCGGTCCGGTGGAACCAGAACACGTTGTCCGCCGGAATCGCGTACGACTCGGTGATGTTCCACCCCGCCAGGCGGCCCAGCTGCGCCTCACGGAACGCGGTCTCCGCGTTCGCCCCGGACTGGTCGTACCGCTTGAAGTGGTCCGACTTCAGGATCCACGTCGCCACGTTCGACCCCACCACGCAGTACCGGTCGGTGCCCGGGATGTGGTTGTCGTTCATGATCTGCTTCGCGTCGACGAACACGTCGTACGGGTCGTCCGCCGCGGTGAACGTCAGCTGCTGCCCCGCCGGGTAGGTCGTCGCGACCATGTTCGCCGCGATCGCGTTCTCCAGCCCCTCCGCGATCGCCCGGGTCTGCGGGTCCACGACCTGCGCGGCGAAGTCGATGATGTCGAGCTCCATCTGCTCGTCGTCGATCGACGTTCCGTGGTAGACGTTCGTGGTGAGCTGCAGCGGGACGCTGCCCTCGGCCAGGTCGTCCATCACGAGCTGCCGCGGAGCGCCCTGCACTCGCAGCGCCTGCGTGCGGGCCGTCGCGACCGCCGGGACGACGATGTTGACCGTGTCGTTCACGGAGCCGGCGAAGCTGTCGACGGCGTTGCGCCACACGAGGTTGGGCAGGATGATGTCCCGCTGGAGCAGGCCGAGCCCGGCCCGCGTCACCTTGGTTGCCTTGACGGCAGTGAAAGCCACGAGGCTCTCCCTTCACTAGAAACGGGTTTGCTGTACCGGGCGCGGCACGGCCTGCCCGTATCGAATTGCCAGTGTTAGGAGCCCGCCCCTGGCAGCGGGAGTTACCGTCCGTACCCGGCCTTGGCGCGCACCGCGGCCGCGAGCTTCGCCGGGTCGTCGCCGGCGCCGTCGTCCTCGTCCGGTTCCCCGCCCCCGCGGAGTTCCTTCCTCGGCTTCGTCGACACCCGCGCCGCCGGCCCACCGAACGTTTCGCGGAGTTCGTCCGCGTCGGCTTCGAGCTCATCACGGGTGTTGCCGACGAGCCGGGTGGCCTGCTTGAGGGTGAGGCCCTTCTCCAGCGCAACCTCGAGCTGCAACGCTCGACGTTCGGTCGAGGTGAGCTTCTCCTTGGTTTCGGAGTTCTCTTTCGCGAGCTTGTCCTTCTCGGACAGCTTCGAATCCTCGTGTTCTTGGATCTTCTTGTTCGCGGCGTCGAGAGCCTCCTTGAGGCGCTGCTTCTCGGCCTTGACCGACAGGAAACCCTCCTTGGAGGGGACCCAGTCCTTGTCGTCTTCGGGCTTCGCCTCGGGTTCCTGCTTCTCCTCCGGCTTGCCACCGCCGCCGGAGGACGGTTCCTCGGGGTCGGCGTCGCGCGCTGCGCGGATCCAGCGGCTTCGGTACATCTTGGGCATGCTCCAGCTCCCTACGAGGGGTTGGGGTGGCCGCCACAGGCGACCGTTCCGGGTTAGTTCGCGCCGGTAGCGGCACGGAACGCTGCGAGGGCTTCCTTGCCGGACAGCCCACGCGTCGAGTCGATCCAGGTTTGCTCAAGCTGACGGTTCAAGTCGGGCAAGCCCTGGTCATTGGAAAACACGGGCACGGCGATGCACCGGTCGTCGTCGTGGTAGGCGTCACCCAACCCGCGGCTTCCTCGAGGCCGGCCGCGTTGCCCGACAACCTTGGTGGCGGACTGCTCTGACAGGTACACCGCGCCGCGGGACGCCATCATGAGGCAGAACGCGCACGCTTTCGGGCGCGTCACTCGCGCCCACCCGATCGCTTCCTCGTCGTCCCGGACAGCGAGGTCCACAGCCTCACGGGCAGCGTCGAGGGTCTGCCTCGTCACCACCCCCGACAGCAATGGCAACGCATCCCGATGAGCCTGCTCAGGCGCGTATCCCTGCTTGAGCAGCTGCCGCATCCGACCCGGCCCGGTCGCCATCAGCGAGGCCAGCATCTTCGGCGAAACCCCCAACTCCACCTCAGGGAGCTGGTAGGTGACGACCTGTTCGGTCTGCTGCCGACGGAGTTCGTTGTAGCTGACCGCCGCGGCCTCCACCGCGGAGCGCCGGTACCGCTCGAGCAGCTGCGCCATCAGCCGCAGCCACCCCAGGTACTGATCGAACGGTGCCAGCGGCTTCACCAGCGGCCACAGGTCCTCGACGACTTCCTTGACCGCCTGGTTCGCCACCTGAACTTGCCGGGCCCGCATCTGCTGCGCCGCCTGTGCGCCGCTAGGCGACATTCGGGAACCTGTTCACGTTGGCGTCCTGGTCGTCTTCGTCCAGGCGGTCGATCATCCGGTTCACGGGGTCCTGGTCCTGCTGCTCCTTGAGCAGCTGGAGGGCGTAGTCAGTGTCCGCCTTCGTCCACCCCGGGATCCGGGACCACAGCGCCCGCGGCGGGATGCCCATCTGCTCCGACAGCTTCCCCAAGGCGTCCGCGGCCTGCGACAGCGACCTCGAGCCGATGTCCGCCCACTTCGCCTCAGCCTCACTGTCCCCACCCAGCGGCGCGACACCCGCCACCGCCGCGGCCAACTCAAGGTGCTGCTCCGCCTGCTCGCCGAACGCGTGCTGGTAGGCGAGCTTCTTCTGCTGCTCCCCTGTCTCCGCGGCGGAGATCGCGTCAGCAGCGAGGTTGACCATGTTGGTCTGCAGGTGATGCGGGGCGACCCGGCCGGCCATCGCGAAGTCGTTCTTCGCTTCCTTCAGCGAGTTCAGGTACGGGTCGAGGGGGGTGGGGTCGAACTGCCAGCCCTTCATGTCCGGGTTTCCGGACGTCAGGAGCCGGTTGATCGCGAGTTCGATCTCGACCGGTTTCCCCGTGACCGGGTCGATCGGCTGCTCGATTCCCGCGATCCCGCGGATGATGAAGCTGCCGTAGGTCTGAGCGATCAGGAGATCGAACGCGGTCTGGTTGACTCGGTCCTGGATCGGATACAGGGGCTGGACGTCGCCGGTGCAGCGACCGTCCAGGTCCATGTGTGGCGCGTACCGCACCACGGGGCACACTCGGGAGCCGTGCTCCTGCCTGCGCACCGACAAGGTCGTCTCGCCGGGGTTGCGGTAGATCTCGTACTCGTAGGTGTCGTCGATCAGGCCGGCCACTTCCCAGCGCTGATTCAGCCGGAGAGCGTACTCGGGCCATTCGTCCTCGACCGGGTCGTCGTAGACCGCATACATCCGCCGGGCGGACACGCCGCGCATCTCGGGGATGTTCTCCCCGTTCGATTTGCCGGGGAACACGGTGCCGAACGCGTAGCCGTCCCGGATCGCCGAGTAGAAGATCTGGCCTTGGCGGGAGTCGAGCTTGTTGGCCTGCCAGAACTTCCACGCTTGCGCCGATTCGGCGTCGTCCTTGCGGCGGTAGTCCTCGATGAACAGCTGGTCCGTGATAGACCGCAGCATCAGCTTCATCAAGTTGGTCTCGGAACGCTGGATCAGCGTCGTGTACTCGCGGTTGGCTTTCTTCGGCCGGTACGGCCCCGGCTGGGGGCCGTGCTCGTACTGCTTGATCTTCTCCAGGCGTTCCCGCTCGTACCCGCGGCCGTCCTCCGTGTCACGGATGATCTTCCGGATGTCATCCATCGACTTGGCAGCCATCAGACCCTCCTCACTGGACGTATGTCCGGCCACGCCGGCGCGGGATCTTCCCCGAACGGACCGCGTCCGTCCGAGCCAGCCGGGCCATCACCATCGTCACCGCGGCATCCACCAGTTCCTTCGAGTCCCGAGTCCGTTTCCCCAGCGAGAACCCGAACTCGTTCGACCGGCGGAACGCCTTCAGCACGTGCATCTTCAGCACCGGGTCCCCGTCGTGAGTGAGGGTCTGGTCCTCGTCGATCGCGGTCACGGTCGCCATCGCTTCCTCAGTGAACCTGCGGACGCGGTCCTGCCCGCCGGGGGTCGAGAACCGCATGTCGAACTCACACGCGTTCCGCTGAGACGCCTTCACGGCGTAGCCGTGGGCGAAGTCGCGGTGCCACGCGTCGAAGTACGCCTTCCAGTACGACTTCTCCGTCTCATCCTCACGCGCCGGAGAGGGGTCACCGTAGAACGCCACCACCTGATACACCGAGTGCACCCACCGGACCTTCGCGTCCACTTCGTTGCGGTTGACCTGCCACTTCTTCACCTTCGACGGCCACCCATGCGGTTTCGCCCACACCCCGAACGTCACCACGTGCCCGTCCGAGATCCGCACCCCGATCAACGCCGTCGCATCTTCGGACTTCGAGCAGTCCAACGCTAACGC